TTCTAATGTTTTGATAATTTCTTCGTTATCTGCAATTTTCTTAACTTCTTTTGTAATAGTATCTAAAACATCACCGTGAGTTGCAACACCCACAGGATTTTCTAAAAATATATCTATGTTTGCTTTTGCTTTAGCAACATTACCTTCAGCGTGTTTTTTAATTGCGTCTATTATTGCTTGTTGTTTCATTTTAATGATATGTTACCTTTTCTTGTTTATATTTTTCTCTTAACTTTGTCCACACTCCGTGCCAAAAGTTCTTTGACCAAACTGTTTCTGACCTAGCTAATGCCTTTTCTGCATTGTTAATTAGTTTATCGGCACATCTAGGGCAAGCATTATAATGTGTATTCATAAGTATCATAATATCACTTTTTTTCATTTTTGTCAATGGTAGTATTTGTAGGGGCGTGTACTTCTACGTTCTTACAAACATACTCAACTCCTTCTTTAATTGCTCTACTAACTTTACAATCATAACCTGTTATCTTTGATAACGCCCAATCGTTAGTTGTAGGTAAATCAGCAGCTGATAATGCCAAATCTGTACCTGTTTTAACAAGTGAAGTTACTTTATATTGTGAATAAGAACCAGTACTAGTTGCTAACCAAGCAGGTGCTGTACCACAACCTGTTAATAATATAATTACTGCACCAATTATAACACCTTTAATAAAAGTATACCATAATAGTCCATAATCAGATATGCCAGTTTTTCTTTTAAACCAAGCAACTCTTCCTTTATGCCACTCTATTATTTTCATCCTATTAACCAACCTACTAAAAGACCTATATGAAATCCAATTAGACACCATACAATCTCTTGTCTGTAATATAATGATAAAACTTCTAGTTCTTTTTTTATTTTATCCTTCATTTCTTAACTCCTGATTCTAAATAAGGTTTATCCTTTGGCTCATTCCATTCCATTATCTGGTCTAGTTTGATTCGTATCTCATCTGGATCCAAACCTAATTTCATTAACTCTTCCGTACCCATATTCTTAAAAAACTCTTCATAATCTCTATTCTTTAAATCTCTTTTACCTAATTTTGCAAAAAATGTTTTGTAAAACTTTTGCTTATCTCGGAGACCTTGCGATATAGTTTTCGCTCTAGTCGCTTCCCTTTGCCAATTAATCTCTTTTTCTTTTTTCTTACTCTTCGCTTCATTTGCCAATTTCCTCTCTCTTAATGATATATTAGCGGCAATCAATAATAATACTGCTAATGGATCAAATACAAATATTAATACTATTATTATATATCTAACTGCCTTATCAAAATGTTCTTTTGCTTCATCACCATATATTAATTCTGCAATATATTTAAGTGGACCAACATCTGCTTCTATCTTTAATTGTTCTAATTCTATACTACCTTTTTTAAATGTCAATTCTGCAATTTTATCCATTGCAACTCTTATTTCATTATTTAAAAAATCTCTTTCTTCTTTTTGTTTCTTACGTTCTTTTAATCCTCTACTAACATATTCTTTATCTATATAGACATCTAACGCCTTGTCTAATCTATTAAGTGTATTTTCTGCTCTATCAATAATAACATTTTGTTGTAGTATCTGTTTATCTATTAATGCTATCTGTACTGTATTATCACTTGTAGGTCTTACTTGGTCTAGGTGTGCCTTGGATAAGAAACCAAAGATACCCATACTAGTTACAAATACTAAAACAATAACAGACGTTGTTAAATATGCTTTTATTGATTGTGGTAGATTTGGATTCTTCCAGTTATGATATAACCAACTGGCGGCAACTAACTTACCAACTTCTAATGAAGTACCCATAGCAATAATTGCTATCTTCGCACCAGCAAAAAGAGTTGCTAGTCCTATAATACTATAAGCGGCAGCTATACCTGATATAGATATGGCACTAGCTAGTACTACTAAAATGAAAAACAAATTTCTCATTATGGTTTCTCTTCTGGTAAGATTTCAACTTTTTTATCTTCTTCTTTAATATTATTTAATACTTTTTCTACCTTACTCATTATATTAATAACTCTTTCATCATAATCTTCTGTAGTAGAAAATTTATCTAAAGTTCTTACCAATGCTTTTGCGTCTAGTAATTCTCCGTCTTTTAATAATTTTGCTCTTAATTCTCTAAACTCTTTATATGCTGGGTGTTCGTTTAATAATCTTATATATTCTTTTACACTATTACATTTTGTTTCAAATATTCTAACACCCCAACCTGGCCACTTCTCAACACCTTGTGGTAATAAATGTGGTTTTGTACTTTTGAATACTCTAATACCAAATAAGTTATTTGCCTTAACTGCAAATCTACTTTGACCCCAAGCAGACTCTAATGCCGCTTGTGCTGTCACCATTTGAATAGGTACTCTTTTATCTGGTGGTGTATGATAATTTAAAAAATCAACACACTTGTTAAGTTCTATTATAAATTCTTTTGAGTTAGTATATTCAAAACTAGGTTCATTTAACCCTAATTTTTCTGCCCAAATGGCGTGTTCTATTCTAACTTCTTCTGTTGCTTTCTTAACTGCAAGTGGATTAGGCATAAATGTTCCTATACCATATGTTATAGTTGATATAGCAACAACTAATAAGGTAGCTTTAAACCACCAATATGTTTTATTTAAAAAATTAGATGTACTTGCTTTGAGTTTCATTAAAACCTCGCTACTTTGTACTCGTATCCGCCGATTGTTGGTTGATTTTTCTTTTGAACAAAACTTATCTTACTTTGAAATTGTGCCATACGTTTAAATATCTTTTCTGCTTGTAATTCAGTAAAGTTATCATATATGTCTTTTGACCAATCACCTGTATAATAAGTCATAGAGAATTCACCATCTTCATCATCTATAAATTGTTGAATTTTGTCTGGAACTTTTAAGATTATTCTCTTTAAATAGTGGTCTAGTTCTTTTGTCTTTCTCACTTCACCCATAATTATATCCTTTTATATATTATATATCTAATCCTATAGCATTTAGTTTAGGTCTAAAGCTATAAAACATTTCATTATGATTTCCTGTATCCCCTAAATTACTCATCTGAAACAGGTGTATCATTTCGTGTCCTAATGTGTCCACAAATTCTTTTTTATTCTTATAACTAGGTATCATTTCTAATACGTAATTTCTAGTTCCTTTTCTTTCTTGGTCATTAATAACAACTTGACCCCACACTCTAGGATATTCTCTATCCTTTATTTGTTTAATTTTAATATCGTTAAATGGAGATAGTTTACCATCAAATACGTGCTTATTAATAATATTAAAATATTTTTTAATATCTTTAAATGTAGTTTTATACTTACGAGTTTTCACTTCGGCCAGTTCCATCTTTAATCTTTTTTTGACTTTCTGCTTCTTACTGGTTTTGGTTCTAACTCTTTTAGCCATTGTTTCTTCCTTTTTCTATCTCCTATTTCTAAAAAAATAAACATTACAAGACTAGTTAATATAATCAATACTAATTCTTTAGGAATATATTGATATATCCAATCCAAAGTATAAACTATATTTTCAATCACATTCATAATTTGAACCTTTTAAAAGAGCACATTTAAACTCTTTATCATTTTTTTGTCTGATTTCACTAGCAAGACTATCTAGTATATTTGGTAGGTGTGCTTGTAATACGCCACTAAACTCATTTATCATAACGTATACTAACCTGTGTAGTTCTTGCTCCATTAAAGCAGTATGGTCTACACCGTTTCCACTCACGTTTTCTTTGATAACGTGTGCTATAACTGCTTTATTATATTCACCTGCATTAGCAATATTGGATAGACTTGTTAGTCCAAACCATATGGCTAAATTCAATAATATAATAAACATCACTTTTTTCATAATATATTTCTCTCCTAATATTTATTGTTTATATGTGTCTATTATACACATTTCCACAAGGAAAGTCAAGCACAATAAACCCTTGTTTTATAAGGGTTTTTTAACAAAGTGTTCTATTTTTGTTCTTTTTTCTGGTACAATTCGTTCCATCCAAAAGCGTCTTTCACTACCGAATCACTTAACCCTTTATAAACTCTATGTAAAGTTTTATCTTTTGCATTAAGCAATAATCTTGCTTCATCACTATGTAATCCTTCTAACATCTGGATAAACAAAGTTTCTTTTTGAGTTTTTGTAGTTTTAGTATCTGCGCCTTTAATAAAATGCCACAAACGTTTCGCTTCAGTTTTAAGCATTGTATGCTCGCTACCTTTCGGTGCTGGATTTTCCATAAAAGGTGGTGTACCTTCTGGTAATTCCCACTCAATACTAGGATCAAACGATCCTTTTAAAACTGCTCTTAAAGATGGATGGTCGTATCTTTTTAAAACCTCTATCTTTTTAGCTTTATCTTTTGCGTTATTTACTTTAGTTAAGACTTCTGAAAATAACAAGTCACCTGAACCGCTTGTAGCAGCCATTGCTTGCATAGAAGACTTACTCATTAATGATGGATGTTGTTTTGGTTCTTCTGCCATTTTATACTCCAATTTATTAATTTAATCATATATCTATTTATATAACTTATCTACCTGTTCCGCTGTTAATCTTCTCCCTATACTCCAAAATAGCGTCTTTTCTTTTGTAGTATCTATATTCTCTCTCATCCATTTATGTGCTTTACCTTCGTATATATCGTCAATAAAGCCATTACCAACATCTTCCCATACTGACTTTGAATATGGTAAAGGTGTTTTGTACATTTCATAATCTTGAAACTTCTTAAAACCTGATTCAAGATTACTAAATTGATTTAAATACTCATTAATCTTTTTACTACGGTCAACAAAGGTGACCCCTATAATTCTTTTTACCTTTTTCTTAAACTTCTCTATACCCTTTATGATACCTGCAAACTGTATACCACTACCTACTGAAATTACTATGTTGTCTAACTTGTCAGGTATGTTTTCAACTTGATTAGCAACACTATCAAATATTGATTCTGGATTCGTAGCAGCACTATTACCAAACTTAATTAACATATAACCTTTTTTAGATATTACTTTCTTTTTTAATCCACTATCTATTGCAACTGTATATCCGTGACCTGCAACGTTTTCAATATCAGCACCATAATGTCTTGATAATCTCATCATATGGTGGGTATCTATTGTTTTAGGTGTTGTACCACCCACACCTATGACACATTTAAATCCAAAGTCTTTAGCAACTGCCGCTATGATAGGTGCCTGTGGACTATTAACAGATGAACCTGTAACTACTCCACCATTATATTTGTTTTTAATTTCATCTTTTAATTCTCTAAACAAGCAAATTGCTTGTCTTGTTTTTCCTCCATTAACATTTTCTTTACCATATGGAGCATAATAATCATCCCTTTTGTAATATATTTTATTGTGAATTTCTACTGGAGTTAAATCAGTTGTTTTCATATAGGCCAATTATTTAATGGTATCATACAATTATCACAATCTTGTACTAGATGATAGTTTATTATACCCATTAAAAAAACTGCTATTGCAACTGCATTTAAAAATATTAATGCTCTATCGTGCCATAACATACCAACAACAAACCAACCTGTTACACCAATTAAATGTAAGTATAGATTAAATGGATATATATCCATTGCTGTTAATGTCATACCACATAGTATAAAAATGGAACTAAACCATTTTATATACCAAGATAAATCGTGTAGAGGTGTTATTTTATTAATTTCAAATTTCATAATTTCCTTTTATTAAGACACAGGCGAATTTTATACATATATGGTCGCCTGTGTCAATCGTATTGGTTACGATTCAATTACGCAATTAGTTATATGCGTATTCTGTACCGTATAGTTTAGTTATCCCAGCAGCTATAATAGCTTTTGTAGGAGTACCCAATCTATAAGATGTACCTGTAGATGATTTATTAATATAAATCATATGACCTTTTGAACGTAGTTTATCAACCATCGCTCTTGGTGATTGTAGGTCAAATCTGTTTCTTAAAGTTTTCCAAGAAACTGGCTCACCTTTCTCAAATAAGTTTACAACTTTTTGAGTTTTAGACAGTCTTTTTCTGCCTTTAGTTGCTGTTGCAACTTTTCTTTTTGAAAAAAACATAATGTTCTTTCCTCCTTTTTAATTTGCTTTTTAAAGTCTGCATAGGACTATTCCTCCACGGAATTCTTCAATTTCTCACACTTGCTACTATCGCCTAGACAATCAAAAAATTTATCTAAAGCATTAAATGTAGGTTTATCTTTTGCACAACCTACAAAGGCAAGTAATACTAATATCATTAAACTATTTTTTATCATCATCCCCATTTAAATCCATATCAGATTCAAACATATCTGATCCATCTTGTAAATCGTTTAACTCTTCTTTAAATTCTTTATTAAAAACTTGTTTATTTGGTGACTTCTTCATAAAACTTGAATAATCTATCCTGGCAGCACTCGCTTTACCACCTCTACTAAATTTTATTGCAACCATTTTATTTGCCATTAATTGAGCGGCGTGTGCTATATCAAAATCTCTATAAATTAAACCTCTTATACAATCAATTACCAATGCAAGGTCTTTTGTAAATGTTTCTTTTGAAGTCTTTAAACCCATATCACTAAATTTTCTTAATAAATCAAATCCAATATCATCTACACTATGTTCAATAAAATCTCTTGTTTGTTGCTCTTTTAATCGTTTTGTAAATGGAGATTCTTGTGGATGAGTTATCTTCTTTTTAATTCTGTTTTCAGGAAAAATAATTATCTTTCCTTTTTTCTCTTTGTCTTTATCGTTAGTCACGTGTAATCTCACCTTTAAAATTTACTAAACCTTTATTGTTAAAATATTCTATTAGTTGATTATATCCGCCGACTAGTTCACCTTCTATTTTAATTTGAGGCATTGCTCTTACTTTCTTACCAATGTCTTCAATTAACTTTGAAGGATCATTATTAAAATCTGTTTCTAAACTTTTTTCAGTAAAAGTTAGACCAAGGCCTTTTAGCAAGGCCTTTGCCTTTACACAGTATACACAATTTTGTTTCGTATATACTGTGATATCTTTAATTACTAACTTGTCCATCTGAAACCTCTTCTTTTTTCATAAGTTTCTCAAATGACTTATTAGCGTGATACTTTAAGTTATAAGCGTCTGTAGCTTGTTCAATTGTGTAGTTGAACATTTTATTATATTCACCTAACGGCAATCTCAAACCTATCCAAGCTCTATAATAACCATTTTTTGTAAGGGTTACATCTTGCTCAAATATTTCATATCCTCTAACTGGTGTATCTTTAATAATATTGACCAATACAGATTCTACTTCACTAACAACGTTCTTACTGTTTGATTTACCAATTTCAGTAATAAATTGTTTCGACTCTTTATTCATCTCCCCTTTGATAATGTCTGCTAATTCAGCTTTCGCTATCATTTTAGCTTTCTCAATTGCGAGATTTAAGTCTGGTGAAACGCTAGTTCCAACTCCAAATATACATTGCTTCTCTTTACCTTTACCAAATCTTGCTGTATCACAAGCTTTAGTTTCTGAAAAGTCAGCCATATACCATTTTGGAACGGAATTAACTACTTTACCTTTTTCACTTTTGATTTTATAACCGCCTGCACAATTAGTCAACAATAGACCAAAGACAGCAACTGATAAAATCTTAATGTATTTGTTCATTAGTTTTTCACACTCCTTTGTACATTATATAACAGTTCTTGTAATAAGTCAACGCTGGATTGAGCATAGCTCAAAAATTCATCAGCAGTAACTCCATATACAATAACCAATAGGAGAGCAATTATGATTAAGTTTTTAATCATTATTTTACCTTCCATTCTCCGTACTCATTTAAACACACTTTTCCGTACGATTTAAAAGCGTGATTCTTACGACTATAATATCTACAATACTCTGGAGTATAGACATCACGGTAGTAAAACTGGGCAAAAAGTTCCCAATAAGAAGGAGTATCTACACCACTTCTTCCATCGGAACAATATAATTTCTCTTCTTTGGAAATGTTTCCATTTGCTTCTTGTTTAATAATAATTTTAACATAACAAAATTGTTCAGTATCATTTTTAGTTACTGGTTTTACATTATCATATAATATTTTTTCAGAACCATCTACAACTTTAGTACTACGGTGTACAGTTCCATCTGGATTATGCCACTCTATTTCCATTACTGGAGCATTTTTATTATTAAATGCTTTCTTATTTAAATCACAATCTACACAACCCCAAGCCATTTCCATACATAACAATACTGTTATCATAATTAATGTTGCGTACATATAAATTTTATAATTTTTTGGATCCATATTAATTCACTCCTTCAGGTTTTTCAATCCATCTTCCATCTGGCAACTGACAAGCAGTTCCAAATACAACTTTTCTATTAACCCCACCAATACCAATCAACGGCCATTGGCTAGTTATATCTACTGTATGGTCATAATCTTTACATTTAAGTGGTCCAACCATATAAGACCTTGTTATGTGTATAATTCCATTATTACCTGTTCTTGCATTATACCAATTAGTATAACTTGAAGAAGAACCACTTGTATTTAAATGGTCTACAAATACAGCGTTATGTACATCTTTATCACTCTTATATAAAATTTCTGCACCTGCAAAAGCAGTTCCAACAGCACACGTAGCAATTAAGTAAGGATTATCTCCTATGTACTCTAAACATACTGCTGTTCCTGTTGTTGCACCTAACACGGCACCTGTATGTGACCTGTTGGCACAATTTGTTAGTAATAAACTAACTAGTAAAATCCATATTATTCTTGCGTATCTCATCACATATTTTCTGACTATTAACACTTTTAACAATGTAATAATCTTCGTTATTATCAATTACATAATTATTAAAACCTTTTTCCTGCCAGAGTGTATGTGCTCTAGCAGTAATAGGTCTGAATAAATGTGTTCCATCATTGGCACTTGTACAAACAAAATCACCAATCATTATTCACTTTCCTTTTTGAATAAATGTTTCCAAGGCCATTGATTTTTTGCCTTGTTCCAATTATCTTTTTGGAATTTAATTGTCTTTGCTTTCTCACTAGCAATCCAATTTGTTATAGCATTAACTTTATCATTAACAACTGTATTTGCATTTGCATTAGTTGTTAAAAAGATTAACACTAGTACTGACATCAAAGTTTTCATAATATATCCTCCTTCTTCAATGTAATTTAGGTTTAGTAAATGGTTCAATTCTATCTTTCGATTCATAAACTGAATCCATTATATCATCATAATGCTTTTTAGGCATAGTTGACTTCATTATTTTCAAAGTTTGTCCCAATATTGTCATCATAACCATAACTGGATCGTACTTACTCATCTGACTCATATTCCACTCGTGGAAATTATCAACTACGGTTTGTTGTGGGTCTAATACTTCTTTAAACTTTGGCATATTATCTTTTGTAGTTTCTATTCTTTCTTCTACTTCTATAATACGACTCTTCTCCTCCGTCATCTCCTTCGGATTCAGAAGTTTCAAAAGCAACTTGTTCTGCATAAGTTCTGCCGAACACACTTTTATAGAAATAATCTCTTGGATTTGGGTCTGAATAAGCTTTAATTAATCCTTCCCAATTGATACTGCAATCATACAATCCTGGGTCTTTCTCGTTCAGTTCTTTATGTTCTTTACAAAACTGCAACCTGTTTGTATGGATATCGTTTTCTTTTTCGTCTAACGTTTTCTTTTTGGATAGTTTAATGTCTTTTTGTTTTGCAACATCAAATTCTTTCCAAATGTTCTCTTTATTGTATATTACACTACTCATTATATAAGTTCCTTTCTCAATTGTGTTAATATTAACATAAACCCCTGGAAATGTCAATCCCCAAATAAACCTTGGTTTTACTCATTTTCCTGCATTTCCGAACCCCTAGCAGGGTCGCTGGTGAGCTTTTCCGACTACTTTGATAGTCTGCTATAGCGGGATTTTGCACTATTTACCTCTACTCATTTCATTTTCTAGTTCTAACATTGTGTCTATATCAGACTCTTCTTTAGTACCAGTTTCAACTTCAATTAGTTGATTTACCATATCAATTGCTGTATCTTTATTGTCATCTTCAATGTTTTCTTTTAATGAAGTTAATACATCAAATTTATTTGTAAATCCATTAATATCAATTTTATTTTCATTTAATAATGTCATATATTTTTTACCTCCTATTCTTTTTGTTAAATCATATTTTAATATATGCTGTCTTACTTTCTCTCTTCTTTCTGGATCACTTAAATACTCAACTGGTTTCCAATCTTTACCGTAAATGGTTATATTCATATCATCTACATCATAATAGAATATCAGTTTATCGTATATAATTTTATTACTTACCATTGAAATACATTTGCCATTAATATTAAAATCAACATACTAGGAATAACTATACTCAACGGCCAGAATTCTAAAAATTCTTTCCAAAGAGGTGGTTGTTTCATTTGTTTTTTTATATCTCTTTTAATTTCCATAATTAAATTGTGTAAAGGTTCTCCTTTTTGAAAATTAGGAAAATCTAAATCACTCAACATTTTCACTTGATTATATGCTGATTGTACAGTTTTCTTTTTTAATTCAACATTAACTGTCTTCACTTAACACTCCTTTTATGAGTTTCATAATTATTTACAAATACTCTTATCAATCTGGAAACATCAACAGTTTCCTCTTTCAAAGTTTTAGGGTTTGTAAATATAACTCTAGACTCATTTACTTTCATTTTTAATTTATCATCAACTACAACTGCGTCATCTGTATTCTTACGCCAATCGTGTGAAGAATATCCTAATATATCTGGACTACTCATTATTTACCTCTCTTTTCTTCGCTATTAATTAATAATATAATATAGTGTATTGCTTTATATAAATCTAATTTATTTCTACCTTCTTTTTTACCGTATCTGCAAAGGTATTTAATTGCATTTGATAAACTGAAATCTTTATCTATCTTTAAATGTCTTAATAAATCTTGTACTTGGAATCCTTCTTTAGTAGTAGAATAGTGTTTTGAATATGTACCTTTAATATAGTCTAAAACTTCGTTTAATATTTTATCTTCATTATATTTCATTAATCAGTATCTTCCTTTCCATTTAATTTGTTTAAATCTCTTAATGATTTTTGTACTTCTGTTAATTCTACTTTTGGTTCATTTGATTTACTTCCAATATGGTAAGCAATACCAAATCCAATTATTGTTAAAAGTGTTCCGATAATTCCTAAAAATATTAATGTATGATCCATTATTGTTTCTCTTTTTCTAACACGATTTTTAATTCACCGTCTTTTAAAACATATTTGTTATTTGGATTTAATGCTTCGTGTAAATCATCAAGTGGTTTACTCATACACTCTCCTGTTTCAGGATCAATTGTATCATCTTCTAAAGCATATGTGTCTAACTCAACATCACCGTTTTCTTTGGCGTTTTCTAAACCGTCATAGTCATCATAAACAACTTTTGCAATATACTTGGTTGTATCTGAATCTGTATAATTGGCGTCTGTCATATAAGTTTCAACACCGTTTTTTTCTTCTGTTAAGTCTTTATTGATTTTTGCGTAATCTATTCCGCAATCAGAAAGCAACTTATCTGCTTCATCTTTATCTTTTGCTAATACATCTTGCTCTACGCATAATGTATAATATGTTTTTTTTCTGTATAGATTTTTACCGATATCATCTTTAAATACAGATATGTCTGTTATATCACTCATTATATATTCTCCGCTATTACTTCGTCAACATTAAATTCATCAATTCCAGTTAGGTTGACGTTATTAACTGCAAGGATTTTGTTTCTAGCAATATCAATACTCATTATATTACTTTTAACTTCTGATAATATTTTATCAACTGCTTTTTCTGCTTCGTCTGTTGCCCATTGTTTTACTTTACTCATTAGTGTAGTCCTTTCGCTTTTTCTATTTTTCTTTTTATTGGGTTTAATTTATATGTTAATTCTGGATTAAAATCTTTTCTAAAAGATTGTCTGTCATATGATTGACCGTAATCATTAAACATATGTTTATCGTTTTCTGCAACATCACCAAATACTTGTTCATAAGTTTTATAGTATTCGTCTTGGTCAATTAATTCAATTCTAGTTGAATTTGCAAAATTTGTAGCTGGGTCTTTATAATTCCAATCACAATGTTTAAGTACTTTCATCTTCATAGATTTTGTATTAAACTTATCTTTGAATTTATAAGGAACGTTTCTGTAGATTGTTTCGTATGCGTAGAAAAAATCACCTTCGTGTTCGGGATCCATATACTCTCTTAAATAACATACGTTAAAAGTATAGTCTACATCATTTAATTTAACTTTTTTGGCTTTGTTCATAGTGTTTGTTTTCATAGTATGCATTACTATAACACCAATAATCTTAAAAGTCAAGAACTATTTTACGTTGATTTTACTGGGTTTTTAGAGATATTTGTTCTCGTTTTGTTCTAATTCCACTCTTTTTTGACCCAATCCTGGTCTGAATCGTGTGGTAAAGGTGTACCGTGAAATACTGCAACTTTAGCTTTTTCTTTCTTTTCAAATGTCCATCTACTTTTATCGAATCTAGGGTCTTGTCTGCTGAACCATTTGTACGAATATGTCCATTCGTCTGGCATAACTTTTAGGTATTGACTACCTTTTACTAGTTTTGACATTGCGTTTTGGTCACCTTGTAGTTTCATTAAATTAGTTTTATCTTGTAGAAAAGGTTTCCATACTAAATCTGTTGCAACTTCATTATTAAATTTCATTATACTAGAATTATACTCTTTTGTCAATATGTTGAAATCGTTTATTACCCCAAATGTCATATCATCACCAAATGTCGCTAACTCATTAATGTTATCTAAAATAACTACATCTAAATCCATATATAAACAAGGTCCTTTTAGGTCTGCTTCTTCACTAAAAAGTTGCATTTTATTCCACCAACCATTATAGTCGTGAAATCTAAACTTTCTAAACTCTATATCACCTTTTAATATCTTTTGAGGTTTTACGTGGTCTGAAAAACATATAAACTTATGAGGTATGGTTAAATGTCTTTGTACCATATTGTATAGCACTTGTACATAATCTAGTGAATACTTTGTTCCATAATATACACATACAAAATTCATTACACACTATTCCAAGAAATCATTATCCTACTTCCTGACCCTTTAAAAGGATAAACTCCGTGTATTACATTACTCGGCCAAACGAAGTAATCTCCATCTTTTGGACTCCAACTAAACACTTTATTATCTGATACCCAATTTATATTACCTTGTGGTTGTTTCATTTCTGGTATTTTTAAATAAAGACCACCAGATATACCACCAACTCCTTGATGATTATGTAGCATATGGAAATCTCCTTCTTTCATTAAAACTGCCCACAATTCTATTATACTTCTATTTTTTGATTCATATTCATATGTTATATCATTAATTAAATCAACTACCTTTGGATTATAAGGAACCCTTTTCACTTTTCCATTTTGAATAGTTGCTTTTTGTACCTCATCTATAAAATCTCCTGTTACAACTCCACCATCTTCTTCTAACAAATTACAAATATAATCTGTTACTGCAACGTCTTTTCTATTACCTTGCAACATAGAAATGCCTTCTTCTCCAAATGGTTTAATTATCATACGTTTTGTTCTTGTAATATTCTATAAGCAGTTCCATCTTCAATTTCAGGTATTGTAAATTGATTTTCTGCAATCATTTTTAACCACTCATTTACAGTCTTTCTTCCTGCTCTCATAGGTTTCTTTATATATTTTATATCCTTTGATGATATAAATGAGCATATATTTCTTTGATGGCATATAACAGGTACTTGATTTAATATTGCGTCAACACCAGCTAAACTCATATTGGTTACCAAACAATGACAATCTTTTAAATCATCTTTTATATCAGTATCCCACCATTGATTGCCAGGTCTAGGTTTGTTTCTAAACTTAATAGGCATATCTGTATGTTTTTTAATCTCTTCTGTAACTTGTTTAATCCAATCGTCTTGACTTATTCCATTAATATGGTAAGTTACCGTTTGAGAAGAAGGTGCTACTAGTATATGAGTTGTTTCTCCAGTATTCCACCCTTTAAAATCTACATCTATCCCAAGATGCTCTAGTTTCTGTAATCTTGCACCTGGTCCTACTTTACCTCTAATCGTATGGATATTACCTTTACATATTCTAAAATATGTCTTATCGTAATCGTGTATTTTAGGTTCTGGATATCTTGTAATTTGTTGTGTTAAATAACCAACATCTACATACCACCACTCTTCATTTTTCTCTATGCATTCTCTTATACCTTTTATATTATTTCCTGCAAGTCCCCAAAAGAAATGGGTAGGTCTGCCTTCACTTGACCATCCTTTTTCTATGGCAGGAAACAATTGTTTACTTAAACATTTATCCCAAGGTATGTTATGAGTTATTATCATAAGTTTCAAATACTGTATTCAATGGTTGGTTACATCTAACAAAACTTGCACATTTTGGAATATCTTTTAATCGTCTTGCACCAATATATGTACAACTTGAACGAACACCACCTAACAAATCTTCTATCGTTTCTTTAACAGGTCCTCTATCTGGTAATACTACTGACCTTCCTTCATTGCCTCTATAACCATCTTTTCTTTTTCCGTGTACTTCTCTTGCTCTATCAGAAGACATACCATAAAATTCTCTTTTGCCATCTTTTGATTGTACTTCACTTTCATTATGTCCTGCTAACATACCACCTAACATAACAAAATGAGCACCAGCTCCAAATGCTTTCGCAATATCTCCTGGCATATTACAACCACCATCTGCAATTATATGACCACCAACACCATTAGCGGCGTCAGCACATTCCATTACTGCACTAAATTGAGGTACCCCAACACCTGCCATTGTTCTTGTCGTACATACACTACCAGGTCCGATACCTACTTTAACTACGTCTGCACCTTGTATAATTAATTCTTCTGTCATTTCAGCAGTTACTACATTACCTGCAATAATAGTTTTATCTGGATAATCTTCTCTAACTGCCCCAACAAAATCTGAAAAATTAGTATGATATCCATTTGCAACATCTATCGTAATAAATTTAACATCTGGAAAACTTTTTAATACTTGTTGCATTGTATTATAATCTTCTGCGTCATTATCCCATAACTTACCTGTGCCTGTACATACTGATAGATACTTTAATTTAATACCTTCCCCAACTGCTTTTCTCCATTGTTCTATTGTTGTTGTCTTCGTAATCGTGGTCATCATCTTATACTCTTGTATAACTTTCGCCATACTAAATGTTCCCACTCCGTCCATATTGGATGCTAGTATAGGGCAACACTCATATGTTTCACCAGAATTTTTAAATGTAAATGACCTAGTCATTTCTACATCACGTCTTGATGATAATGTTGACCTTTTAGGTTTTAATAATACGTCTTTGTAATCTAATTTTATTTCGTTATCTAATCTCATTGTACTTTTCTCCAAGCAGTTCCATTTCTTATTTCTGACATTGTAAATTGGTTTGCCAATAAACTATATATCCAATTTATTCTAGCAGGTTTTATAGGTTGTTCTATTTTACTAAAATCTGTTAACCCTATTGGCACACCCATATTCATTTTATCACAAAATACAGGAACCCCATTAACAACAGCGTCAACTACAACTGCTGAATTATGAGATACTACAGCATAAGCATTTTGTACTTCTTCTCTTAAAGGTTTCATACTTTTTTTATCTCTTACTTTAATAGGTCTGTCTGTATATTGTTTTAAAATTTTTATAGTATCATCAACCCAACTACCTATATTATGATACTCTATTTGAAAATTAGAAGGTGCTATAATTAAAATATAATCACCATTAGTTTTCCAAGGTTTTAATTTTATATAAGGTTTATACTTCTTAATTCTTTCGTGGTCTTCTTCTGTTAGTTCTTGTATCGTCTGTATATGATAATGATTTTTTGTTAATCTATATATTCTTTCACCACTAACCTTTGATGGTTTATGTCTATTACCATATAAGTAAGCGTGGTCAAAATAATAAAACTCTTTACTTTTTTTTAAAAGTTCACCTGTTCCTCTTAATATTCCAAAACAAGAAATAGGTTTATTGATATCAACATTATCAACAGTATGTAATGTTCCCTTTGCACTTTCAACAAAAGGTCTAACTACTTCATCTGTTATTGGTCTGGTTAATAATCCTTGCACCATTATTCTATATCACAACACTCATCATAATGTTTCAACCATTCTTTTGAATAATCACTATCCCTATATTCATTAAACCAAGGTCCACCTTTTGTAAAATGAATATTCTTAACATCTTGTTTATAATTATATCCAGGTTCCCCAACTAACCAATTCCACTCTAATGGTAGTTCACCAATCATATTATCATTGTTTAACCATTTGAATTGATGTAATTGTAATCCTGTTGCACTATTAACATAATCAGGTGTTAATGCTGTACACTTATCACAATTCATTAACATAAAACTTGACCAATTTTTCTTAACGTATTTTGTTTGTGGTTGATTTAAAAACTTCTTACTCTCAACTGGTTGGTAATCGTGCTTACATACTTGTACGGCATACTTCTCATCACGTAATCTCCATAATTCTGCAATATCTGTCATCATTAACTGGTCACAATCCATAAACAATGCCCAACCCTTATAATTCATAAGGTGAGGTACTATAAATCTACTAAAACTAAATTCAGTTGATTCTATATTACTTCGTTCTCTAGTAAAATTATCTTTTATATTTTTTAAATATACAGGTGTAATAGATACTGGTCTAGTACTATGTTTTAATATACTATATGAAAGTACATTAAATGCTACCTTTTCTTTACTATCATATCCCACAAAAATGTTAATCATTATACGTCTGTTCTAACTATATGTTTTCTCAATTCTTTTACAAAAAACTCTATCTTATCTATATAACCAATCAAGGTAGGGTCTGTAATAAACTTTGATTTTTCTTTTAACTTGTCATATTCTCTTAAAGGAATAGTTACAGTTCTAGTTGAAGATACTTCATCCTCAAAAGTTGCGTCTAATCCTCTTTGGTTGTCGTCATTGTCTGTCATCTGTTTTTTCTCCATTCTGGACTATTTGATTGTCTTTTTCTTGGTCCTTTTCTATGGTCTATATATGGATTAATAAACTTATCTCTTGCCATTATATGTCCATTACCACCATCCCCTAATATTTTTTCACTATACCTGGGATCGTTTTTAAACATTTGCCTAGTTGCGTCCAATGTATGGCAATCTGTCCAAAAATTCTTTCCTAATTTGTTTATTGTATATACTTTATCTGTTTTATACCAATCTCTATATGCATTAAAAAAATCCGTGCATAAACTTGTAGTATGGTCACTTTCTGGCTTAACATTAAATGCAACAAGACCTGTTTCTGTATATTGATTTGGTCTATCATAAAATGATAAAAATGTAAGATTTGGTATAAGTTGCTGATACCAAGTACCTGGTATTGTGTCCATAAACTTACAATCACTATCTACATAAATTACTTTATCACCTCTATGTCTTGCCGCTGATTGAGCAAATACTTTATAACTAAATCTTATTGCTTCTTCATAAAAAGTATCTGCCTTTCTATGTTTATTTCTTTCAACAAAATCTTTTAAATCTGGTTCGTAATCATATATATGTAGATAATGCACTCTATCTACTTTAGGATAATACATTGGATTATCCTCCACAAAAACATACATCATTGGTATTTGTTTTGTTGCCACAAACGTGTCAATTAATTGATGAGCATATTCATCATACAATTTTTTATTAAATGTTGTACAAAATACGTAATCAGCTGCCATTTTTATATCTCCTAAATACATTTGTCTGGTGAATCATAATCAAATCCTGAAACTCTATCAAGTCCAATCCTTTCTATATCTGCGTCAACCATTTCTTCCATTAATGATTGAACATTGTGTTTGTGTTCCCAACCTAATACCTCTCTTGCCTTACTAGCATCCCCTTGTAATACATCAACCTCGGCTGGTCTTAAATGTTTTTTATCAGTTGTTATAATTAATAAGTTGCCATCTGTAAAACACTCACCATCTTTCCAATGATGTGGAATCTCTTTATAATCTAACGCCATATCTGCAAATTCTTTTACAGTATGAATTTTACCAGTTGCTAATACATAGTCATCTGGTTTATCGTGTTGTAGCATTTGCCACATACCTCTAACAAAATCCTCAGCGTGTCCCCAATCTCTTTTTGCGTCTAAATTTCCTAAAACAATAGGTGTACTATCTTTCATCCATTTTGCTAAACCTTTTGATATTTTTCTAGTTACAAAATCCTCACCTCTATGTGGACTTTCGTGATTAAATAATATACCACAACAAGCAAACATATCATACGCTTCTCTATAATTAATTGTTATGTGATGAGCATATAGTTTTGCAACACCATATGGTGACCTCGGCCAGAATTTTGTTGTTTCTTTTTGTGGTGTTTCAAATACTTTTCCATACATTTCACTTGTACTTGCTTGATAGAATTTTATTTTAGGATTAACTTGTCTTATACTTTCAAGCATTCTCAAGCAACCCATTGCGTCTATTAGAGTAGCAAGTTCTGGTTGTTTAAATGATAACCATACAAAGGATTGAGCAGCTAAATTATACACTTCGTCTGGTTGTGTTTCTTCTATTGCTCTTCTTATATTTGCTTGGTCTATTACATCAAGTTCAACAAACTCAATCTTATCTGTAATACCCATTTCATCTAATCGCCAATGTTTTGGATTTGTACTTCGTCTTTGACCACCAAATACTTTATATCCTTTTTCTAACAAAAATTTTGCTAAATAAGCTCCATCTTGTCCTGTTATACCTGTTATCAATGCTCTTTTCATTTTTCTCCTTAATCTGCTATAGGATCGTGTGTTAATGTTGCCATTTGTTCTAACCTAGTTATTGGTTTACTAATCAAATCATAAACCATATCAATATTTTCTTTTAAATCTCTTATATCATTTCCTATAAACAATCCATTATCGTGTATGTAATCTGCATTTGGACAACTATTATTATAGTAATCAAGATAATCTATTACAGGATTGTTCATAAAATTACCTGCAACAATAGGTCTACACTCTACTCCTGCTTCAGTAAGTCTTTTAACAATTACATCACGCCAACAACATAATTCGTTTTGTAATACCATTGAGAAACCAAACCAACTTGATTCTCCTATTTCTTTTTGTAGTAATACATTTGGATTATCTTTAAATTTATGTTTAAAATATTTTGCATTACGAATTCTTTGTGTTCTCATTTCAGATTCCTTTTTAAGTTGTACACTTCCAATTGCACCACTCATTTCTAATGGTCTAACACTATATCCTGGAGTTACAAACGTAAAACTATCTTTAAACTTATCACCTGTCTTTTTATAAATCTTATTGTCATCTGGTAAATCTCGGCACCAACCGTGTGCTCTTAATGACCTTAAATAATCTGCGTCATCTTTATCTCTACAAGCAATCATACCACCTTCCATTGTTTGTAAATGGTGTGAAAAGAAAAATGAAAAACTACCCATTTGACCAAACGTTCCACAAAACTCATAATTATATGTCTTCGCACCTAAACTCTCACAATTGTCCTCTAACAATACAAGATTATGTTCTCTTGCAATATGATATAATGAATAATAATCACAGGAATTACCTAAAAGATTAACTGCAAATATAGCGCAAGTATCCTCATTAATTGCTTCTCTAACTTTATTAGGGTCTATATTTAAAGTTTCTCTATCTACATCTACAAAATTTAATTTGAAACCGTATTGTTGTAGTGGAAAGAAAGTTGTTGACCAAGATACAGCAGGCACAATTATATTACCACCTCTTTTATATTTTAATTTCAATAATGCTATCATTAATAGATTAGCAGTTGAACCACTATTAACCATAACTGCGTCTGTACATCTAAAATATTTGGCAAACTCTTGCTCAAATTTCTTGACGTATGGACCCATTGTATATCGTCCACTTTTTATAACTTCTTGTATTGCGTATAGCTCTTTATGATTCCAAGTATCACAAGCTAATGGATATTTCATAATTCTCCTATATACTCATTTTAAATACATCATACCACACAGCAAAGGATAGTATTGTAAATAATTGTTTTTGTGATTTTTGTCCTATATTTGCTAATATAGTTTCTTTACCACTTTTGTTTAAACCTTTTTTCCATCCTTCCGTACTCATATATTTATTATCTATATCAGCAGGGGTATATTCAAAAATTTCTTGTATTTCCTTATTCATTAATAAATGTCTAATATAATCTTTCAATGTACTATTATGTGGAGCTGGATTAGAAAATCTTCCTATTATACCTTCGTCTGTAGGAAATCTCCAACCTGTCTTTGCTCTTTTTAATATATAGTGTGGCAATCTATTATAATAAGCAGTTTTTAATAATGGTTTATTATGCCTAGACCAATCATTAAGCATAAAATCATCATTAATTTTAAACTGACTAGGTATACTTCTTATATAATCTCTAAATGTTTTATTCAACATAGGAAATCTTCCTTCTAAACTCCACTTCATACCTAACTTATCATTTCTAATTAAAAAATCTTCTGATAATGTATTCAAGCATTCTATAAACATAAAATCATTTATCTTATCGCCTTGTAAACCACCTGTAGGAAACCAACTATCAAAATATGTCATTTGGTCATCAAGACTTGCCCATAACTCTTTATTTTGTAATTCTTTATGTTCAGAAGATAATGCTTTTAATTTAGTTCTCCATTCTGGTACTCTATGATGTTTATACCCACATAACAACTCATCTCCACCATCACCACTTAAAGTTACTGTTATACCATTTTGTTTTATAAATTTATTTACATTGTAATACACAGGTAAACTTTTACTTTGTCTAGGTTCTTCTAAAGCTAAAATTGTATCTCTCATAGTACTTACATAATCTTTCTCTTCTATAAGTATCTCTTTGTGTATACCACCATACAATGCTGATGTTTGTTTTGCCAAATCGGGGTCTTGATTAAGTCTACTTTTTCTATCTCTTAATATAAATCTGGAGCTAAATGTATTTGGTTTTGTATCTAGTGATTGTGTCATTTCATATAATATAGATGTACTATCAATACCACCACTTAAAAATAAACCAATCTCTCTACGTCCCATTAAAGTCTGTTTAGTCGCCTGATATAATCTATTTCTAACTTCTTCTGAAATCTTACCTACATTTTTAACTGGTATTTGTTTTACAGGTTCATTATTAAGATTAGATGATGTTCTTCGTTTTGTATTAAGATTAATTTTAACGTACTCACCTGGTACTAATTTCTTTATACCTTTAAATAATGTTAAATATCCAGAATTGTATCCTTGTTTATAATAATGTTTAAATCCTTCTTTATCTACTTTTCTTTCAAATCCTATTGCTAATAAACTTTTAATTTCAGAAGAAAATGCTAACTTGTCATTTATATGACCATAATATAAAGGTTTCGCACCATTACTATCTCTAGCAAGTATTAATTCTTTTTTCTTTTTATTATAAGCGGCAAAGGCAAACATACCATCTAATTTTTTAATAAATGATGAACCTTCTTTTTCTAAACCTCTAATTAAAACTTCTGTATCTGTATTAGTTTTAGTTTTAAAACCTAATTCTTTATAATTGTATATCTCTCCATTATAAACTAATACCCAATCATTATGAAACCAAGGTTGTTTTGAATTTTCTGTAGTGTCTATAATTGATAATAAATTATGACCTAAAGTAATATCATCATTACTCCATTGACCATTGCCATCAGGTCCTCTATGATGTGCCTGTTTTATCATTTCAGACATTAACTCTTTAGACCTACATAATATTCCGTGTATCGCACACATTATCTTGCCTCTTTACCTCTTACATCCCTTTTACAAACTATACAAGGAGAACCTTTAAACCAATCTGCTCTATTAATTCTTTCTCTCCATTCTGTATAGTAATCACTAGTATAGTTTAAAAATAAACTAGGTTCTTTTTTTAAATTACCTACTGCCCATTTACTATGGACTTCTGGTGTCAACATATCACAACAGATAGTCATTGAACCATCATACTCTATAAAAATTCCTCTATTCATACTCGTACAAGGTTGTGTTCTTTTATAACCTAAATCTATTGGTACACTACCTGCTCTATTAGTTCCATTCTTCCAATAATTTCTTGCGTGAATAGAACCTTTGAATTGTGGCAGTCTGTATATAATCCAATCTTTATTTTTATGTTCATCTGGATTAATTCTTTCTGCACCTATTCTATTGCATATATTATCTATACGTTCAAATACTTCGTTTTCATCATAAACAGTTGCACCATTTTTTAAATATGCCTGCATTGCTATATTATCTACGCCTGCGTCTATCAACTCTTGTATATACTCTTTATTAAGATAATCTGAATTGGTATTAATATTAATCTTTGCTTTAGGTATAATTCTTTTAGCTGCTCTAACTGCTTCTAATATTGCTTCTTTATCTGCAAGTGGTTCGTGATATCTTGTAAAATCTATACGACCATCAAAATCTATTTCTGCTAATTGATTTAATATACTTAAATACATTGCATCCGTCATAAAAGTCATATTTCTTTTCACTCTTCTATCTACATCTGCTCTTGATAAAGGACAAAACGTACAAGTTCTATTACAGTAGTTATGAATACCTATCTCTACTGAATATATATTTTTTTTAAATAGTTCTTTACTTTGTTCCAGAGTCATTTACATTATAAAAAGTATATTTTAAAGTTATCTCTTCACCTTTTTTTATATCTCTTATAGTATAGAGATAATACTTATCACCTACTTTTTCCTTTATTGTATTAGGATTATCACTATGATTAATGAAACCTCCTAAAGGAGTTCTTATTAATTCTGCACCTACTACTATCCAACCTAATCCTATCTTTGTATTGTCATCAATATCTTCTTTTGCAAACAATCCTGAACCGTGGATTTTACTTACTTTAATTTCTAATTCGTGTGGTAATGGTTGATACATTATTTTTTATTTTTATACCTCGGATCTTCTGCGTCCCCATAATGTAAATAAGACATCATAACATATTTCGGTCCACTAACTGGTTTTAATCCAGCGTGTGGATGAGTCCAAAAAGGCGGAAACACTAACAATCTTCCTGCTCTTGGTTTTACATATATATTAGTTTTTGGAAAATATGTATGACCACCTTCTTCAACATCATTAAGATATAATATAAAAACTAAAAATCTTTTTGCTGAATCACCCATAGAACGAACAACATCTACGTGTACTTTAAATTCATCTTCGTCATTAGGCATATATTTTTTTATTCTTATATTTTCCATATCTATTACTGGTGGAAAATCTACATCATTGATATTTAAATTTTTCATAAATCTTAATCTATATTCTTTCATCATTCCAAGAAATAACCTTTTATGTTCTTCCCAATGTGGACCACTATATTTGTCTATATCTATTTCAGTAAAGTTTTTACGACCAGTTTTAAATTCATCTACCTGGGTTTTATCAAATTTAGCCACCTGTTCAAATTTTTTAATGATTTTATTACAATCTGAAACTTGCATTGCCCAATTATATATCATCATATTATTTTCAGCAAAAAAGTTCATTTGTTCAGTAGTCCAATTTGCTATTGGCTCCAAACCATCCCTTCTATCTACTTCTACAGGTGCTGTAGTATTTGTTTGTAGTTCTACTTCCTTCATATTTTATTTACCTCTTCTTGATATGCACGAGCATTTGTAGTTGGAAAACTAACAGGTGCTAAAAATGTTTGTCTAACTATTGCTGCTTGTTCATCTTTATTATTAACAAAGTATCCTTCTATATGGGTAAACCCATTTTTCTTTGCCCAATACACTCTTTTATTACCTGTGTGTACTGATAAACCAGGTATACAATTTCCTTCTTTGTCTTTCTGCCATCTTTTTTTCAACCAATAATGTTCTAAATCTGTATAGATAATAGGAAACTTCATACCTGCACTTTCAATACTTCTTTTAAACGCAGGATATCTTTTCATCATCCATTCATTATCAGCAGTTAACATTATATCTTTAACAGGCACTATTGTAACTTTAGGTTTTATTCCTTTTAATGGTGCGTGTTGACAAACTATATATTGTCTTGCTTTTAATAATTTCATTAATATAACCTATTACGACCTATTTCTTTACCTGTTTCTTTATCAATACATCTATGACCAGCAAGTCTATATCTTTTACCATCTTCACCTAACCAGTAATCGCCTTCTGCCCAAAACTCTGGTGGATCCATTTTTGTAAAATGTTCTACACCATTATTATCATAAATGACACTTGCATTTAAATGACAATTCTTAATAGATTCATCATAAGGAAACTCAAGCATTCCTAAACCATAAATTAAAATTTCTATAACTTTCATATATTTAATTCAAAAACATCAAACTCAATGCCTTCTAACTCTTTTGGTTTGCCTTTAGGGTAGTCAGGCCATACTTGGAATTCTTCTCCTGTTGTATCACTTTTACAACCTGCAACTAACCAATCCCATTTAAACTCTCCATCTACAACAAACTCGTTCATCACTTCGTATCTTCCATCAGGTTTTTGTAAAAGTAATTCTTTTTTACACTCTTCCATATTTTTATACCAACCTTCCATTTGGAAAGTTTGTTGTGTTTCTATTGGACTATGACCAATTAGATATGCTAATATTAATATTTTAAAGTCGCCCATAATTAAAAAGATTTACTAAACCCAAAAGTAATTCTCCTTTCATTTTGATTGAATCCGTGAGGTGATTCATATTTTTCATTTAAAACGTTAGTCATACTTAACCCTATATCATAACCATAATAATTTTTTGTCAAATTTAAATCTAACAAGTGAGTTTCTGGCATAGATATTGTACTCCAATTACTATTATGTATATCTAAATGTTCACCTTTAAATTTATAATTTGTAGTTAAAGATAAAGTATTATTAAAATCATAATTATGCATAAATCCTAAATTCCATTCTGGTCTTCTTAAAGATACTGTATCCTTTTTCTTACTATTTAGATGACTAGCAAAAACCTTAAAATCTTTACCACCATAACTCAATTCTATGCCATCTGTATTTAAATCCCCTATATCATTTTTAAATAAAGTTGTTGTAAAATTATTATAATCTAAACTTATTTCCTGTGAGTTGCCATACTCTATATCTGTATATGTTGTTTCATCTTTATAACTTGTAGAGTGATTACCTCTTAAATTAATACCATCATCTAAAGATTTAAAAAATCCTATCTTATAAGTATCGTGTTCTTCATCAAATCTATGATGATATGAAAATATATTATGAGATAAATTAAAGAAATATCCTAAATTATGATGTTCACTTGTTTGGGATTCATTGTGTTTATAATCAAATCCTATTCCCCAATTATCATATTGTTGAGTACCCCTTATAGTATAGTTTTCACTTTCATAATTTGAATCATCATAATCTCTATCATATTCGTGTGTATGAAAAGTTAAACTTGAATTTTTATAATCTAAACCTGTTTGTAAAGCATAGAAACTATTATCTGACCATTTACCATCTTGTACAGAAACATTATGTCCATCTAAATCAGTAAATGTATTTCTTGTAAAGAAACTTGTTCGCCAATGTAAGAAATCATACCACTTACTAACATTAACTGCAACTGATTTATTATCTGTTCCATCTTTTTCATTTGCACCTGATAAAGAAGAAACATTTTTTGATTTATGATGACCTGCTGAAACAGATATATCATAACCATCTATATTAGTATAATAATTACCACTTATTGTTTTATTATTATCTGCACCTGATACATTAATCTTTTTTGCATAGTCTACTGTTGTTATAAAATTTATTGCACCTCCAACAGCGTCTGCTCCCCAATGAGCACCAGCAGACCCTTTATACACATTTATTTGCTGAACATTAAACATAAATTCTGGACCAACATCATACGCACCTGTAGGTGTAGAATAATCATTTATTGGAATACCATTTAATAAAACTAGTGTATGGTTAGAATTAGTTCCTCTTAAAAAAACAGAACCTTGTTGTCCTGTTGGACCTGATTGAGTGATATCAACACTTTGTATATAATTAAGCACTTTAGGTAAATCTATTAATTTATATTTTTCTATTTGATGTTTAGTTATTTTAAATGTAGGTGTTACTTTATCTCCTAAACTATTAGAATTGTTTAAAGGTACTTTAATTAATACACAAGGTGGATCATCATCCCAGTTACAAGAATCCGCATACGCTACATTTGTCATCATAAAAATAAATAATATTAATATTTTAAAGTTTCTCATAATTTGTTTTTGCAATATACCAACTGTCAACTATATCTGATACAGGATTACCTGCTTTTTCTGTATCTAATATTTTCTTTAAATTTGTTTTTGTATCTTTACAAAATTGTTCATACATCATTTCTTTATCTGCATTACCCTTACCTGTTGCAAATTTCTTAACAACACTTGGTACAATAACATTATAATTATATTTTAATTCTGCTAATCTATATTTAAGAATACCACAATTTTCTGCTATTTGAAATAGTGCTTGACCTTTAGAACCATAAGAATAGTTTTCTATTGCTATAGCTAATTGAGAAGCGTCTGGATGATTTAATCTTAATATTTTTAAAACCCAATCAGAAATTTGAGTAAATCTTTGGATAGGGTCTGTATAAGGTTGATGTTCATAACCAATTATATTACCAAATTTACCCATATGTTTTTTCTTATTAGTAAGAAAATAAAAATGACTATTTTCAAATTTAAAGTCATCTGTAACACATATGGCAGGACTTGTTAAACTATAATCAATCCCAACTTGTTTCTTCATTATCATCTCCAATTTCATCTTCATCTTCATCTATTTCATAACTACAAAACGGACAAGACATAGGTTTCATATCTGTTTCTTCTTCATCATATTTTATAGTATAGGTCACTTTACAATTACCACAACTAAACCTAGTATTCTTTGTTATCTCTTCGTCCATAATATATTTTATAATTTAAATTTCTTAAACTGATCCTTTTGTACATCTTGTTTAATACCACCTATAACATAACTTTCAATTTCTGTTTCCTGTGGTGCATTTTGTAATGACCTACTATTTAACCAATGGTCAACCCAAGGCAATGGATTTACTTTCTGGTCATATTGTGGTTCTAATCCTATTGCTCTCATACGTCTATTTGCCATATACTCTACAAATTGATGTAATAGTTTTTCTGACAATCCTATCATAGAACCTTTAGAGAACAAATAAGTTGCCCAACGTTTCTCTTGACCAACTGCATTTTCATACATTGTATATACTTCTTTTTCTGTATCTCTCATCACTTTATTCATAATTTTATCATTTTCATTATCACGATAGTTATTAAGTATTCTTTGTGATATTGATAAATGTAAAGTTTCATCACGTGCTATTAATGATAATATTTTAGCAGAACCTTCTAACAACTTTAATTCTCCAAATGCAAACGAACAAGCAAAAGAAACATAAAATCTTAAACCTTCTAATATATTAACAGTCATCAATGTTAAATATAATTTCTTTTTCAATTCATACATATCAACACTATCAGGTTTTAATTGCCATTTATAACCTAAATTAATCATATCATCATATCTTTGTGTTATACTAATTGCTCTTTTCTCTATCTTTTCATCTGAAATTATAGTATCAAAAACTTCACTAGGATTTGAATATAAATTTTTTATAATGTATGTATATGAGTGTGAGTGTATGTTTTCAAAGAAGTCCCAGGCAAGAATACAACTCTCTAATTCAGGTATTGAAACAAAAGGTAAAAATGCTAAAGCAGGTCCTCTACCTTGCACACTATCCATCATTGTTTGATATTTTAAATTAGATGTAAATATAAACTTACTCGGTTCATTTAATTCTTTATAATCTGCAATGTCTTTTTGTAAAGATACTTCTTCAGGTCTCCAGAAATAACCTAATTGTTGTTGAAACAATTTATTAAAGATAGGATATTTTAGTTCATCATATCTTTGTACCTGTAAGTCTTTACCAAAAAACATAGGTTGTTTAGTATAGTCTAATTTCTTTTCTGTATTAAATACACTTTTAGTCATTTATTGGTTCTAACTCGTTTTGTAATCTTTCTGATTCTGTTAATTTATAATGGTGTTCATCACTATCACCTGCTGTCCATTTATCCATATTATCTACACTATATTCTCTAGTAGATACTTTATAATCAGGTCTTTTTGGTTTACTTGGTGTTAAAGACTTGTCATAAAATAAAACTCTATTGTTTGGTTGAGCGGCAAAATGACCATTATCTAATTTTATTATATTAAATGATTTATGTTGAGAAGGAGTTTCACTATATCCTACGTTCAATTCTTTATTCGTTGCACTACAACTATCTATACTAAACATATAATTACCTTCATATAATTTCTTACTTGGTGATAAAAACGTACATCTATTACCACTCACTAATTGTTTCTCAATAACTGATATATCATAATCAAAACAATCCCATAATTGTAATTCACTTAATTTTATATCTTCTTTCGTTTCTTTCCATACAAAAGCATTTATAGGCAACTTGTCATATAATGCTCCACTTTCATACAGATATGTTTCAAAATATAATGCTCTACCTTGAATACTTTTAACTGTACACCAGATACCTGGTTCAAACTCTCCGTGACCTTTCTCTAAATCGTAAAGGTATTGTTTTTTAACTAGTACCTCTATATGAGGAACATTTGCACATAAAAACGCCATTTGGCTCCTTTAAATTACACAGGTTTCACATTCTTCTTCGTCTTTTTTCTCCATTATAGTTTTGGTTTCTGGTACATCATCTTTCCAACCAATAGGATGTACAGGTTCCTCAACATCTTTCTTACTATCATATGTGTTTTGATAATAAGAAGTCTTCCAACCTAATTTATACGTTGTTAATAAATCTTCTGCCATTATTGATAAAGGTATTTCTCCTTCATCATAATTTTCAGGATTATATGACCAATTACCACTAATTGATTGGTCAAAATATTTTTGCATTACTGCTACTATGTTTATATATCCTTCATTACTTTTCATATCCCATAATAACGTATAATTATTTTTTAATTTTTTATATTCAGGCACAACTTGTTTTAATGTACCTTTCTTACTTTTCTTAACTGAAATATAGTCCCTAGGTGGTTCAATGCCGTTTGTGGCATTACAAACCACGCTAGAGCTTTCAGAAGGCATTTGAGCCGTGAGTGTGCTATGTCTTAACCCAAATTCCTTAATATCTTTCCTCAAGTCTTCCCATTTATATGAAAGTTTCCGAGATACAATCTCATCTACTTCTTTTTTGTAGGTGTCAATTGGTAAGATACCATCTGAATACTTTGTTTTGTCAAATGCTTCGCACTTGCCTTTTTCTTTTGCTAATTCATTACTAGATTTTAATAGATAATACTGGAATGCTTCTGATAACTTATCTACTTCTTTCCAAGCAGTTTTAGTTTCATAACCAAGTCCTAATGTTGCTAAATAATGAGCAAGACCAATATATCCAATTCCTAAACTTCTTCTAGCTTTAGTAGATATTTCAGCTGCCTTAACTGGATATTTTTGATGGTCTATAACTTCATCTAATGACCTTACTGCTAAATCACATAAGGTTTCTAATTCATCTAAATCTTTTAATAGTCCAACATTAATTGCTGATAAAATACATAATGCAATTTCTCCTTTACCATCTATATGACTTATAGGGTCTGTAGGTAAAGTAATCTCTTGACATAAGTTAGACATATAAACTCTATCTTTAAAAGAGGAGTGAGTATTACAATGGTCTATATTCATAATGTAAATACGACCTGTTTCTGCTCTTTCTTTTAAAATTGACATAAACAAGTCCTGTGCTTTTACTTTAGTTTTCCATACACTTGTTTTTCTTTCTGCTGTTTTATATAATTCATCAAATTCTTTTGTACCCCACGCTTCATATAGTTCAGGTACTTCGTGTGGTGAAAATAATGTTATATCTTCATCATTAATAAATCTTTCGTAAAATAATTTTGATAATTGTATAGAGTAGTCTAATTTTCTTACTCTATTATCTTCACTACCTTTATTATTTTTTAATACAATTATATCTTCTATTTCTTTGTGCCAAATAGGGAAGTGAACAGTTGCCGAACCTCCTCGTACTCCGTTTTGAGTACAACACTTAACAGTTGCTTCAAATTTTTTAAGAAAAGGAATAACGCCAGTATGTTGTACTTCACCACCTCTAATACGTGAGTTGATTCCTCTAATTCTTCCTGCATTGATTCCAATACCTGCTCTTTGGGCAACATACTTGCCAATAGCCATATCGCTGGAAAAAATACTAGGCAAAGTATCATCAACATCCACCAAGACACAACTCGCATACTGCCTAATAGGAGTTCGTACACCAGCCATAACAGGTGTTGGAATATTGATTTTAAAACGTGAAATAGCGTCATAATATTTTTTAACATAACTCATCCTTTTGTTCTTTGGGTATTTTGCAAATAATGTAGCAGATATCATCATATACATAAATTGTGGAGTTTCAAAAATTTGTCCTGTACTTCTATCTTGCACTAGATATTTGTCAATGACTTGTCTTAAACCTGCATATGTAAAAGTATAATCTCTTTCGTGATTTAACCAATTTTCCATTCTATCAAAATCTTTTTTATCATACCAATTTAAAACTTCTTTATCATATACATTAATATCAATGCATTTTTTTACGTGGTCGTAAATATGTGGATGATCCCACATTTTATGGAATAATTGTTTTCTTAAACTATAGAGTAATAGTCTAGCGGCAACATATTGATAATTTGGATTTTCTAAAGTGATTAAATCGTTTGCTGATTTAATTAAGATTTGTTGAATTTCGTTTGTTGATATGCCATCATAAAATTGTAGACCACTATTCATTTCTACAGAAGAAGCAGAAACTTGCGTTATGTCTTCACACGCATATTCTACCATTTGATGTATCTTTTCAATATTGAGAGATTCTTTACCTCTCCCATTACGTTTCACTACACTTATATTCTCATTCACCATTTTTATTTACACACTCCTAACATTTCTTATAATAGTTTAATTTCGTTAATGCCTCTAATTTGCTAAATGTATTCTTACTTATAATATCTATTAACTCTTCTCTTTTCATACCACCCATAATCATTTCATTTACATCTTTAAGTTGCACATCATTTGGCCAAACAACTACGTTGTAATCTTTTTCAATCACAGCGTACATACGTTTTATTATTTCTTTATTACGAGGTTCGTTGTCAAATATATATGTAACTTGGTCACTCGGCACACGTAGAGTTAAATCAGCTCCACCTGCCGCTAAACAATTATCTAAAAACAAACTATCAAGTGGACCTTCAACTATGTAAATATGTTTTTGATAATTTACACGTTCAAGTCCATATACTTTTTGTTTTGATTCATCAAGTTTAATAGTAATATATTTTGGTTGTTCTTTTCCAAATGCTCTGCCTTGAAATGCAAACAACTTACCAGTTACGTCAAAGAAAGGAATAATTAATCTAGGGTGTTCATAACTTTCTTTAAAAGTTCCTGGTTTCACTTTATTAGCAAAATTATGAAATTTACTAACAAAATAAATTAAATCATAATATTGTGGAGGGATCAATCTTTTCTTTACGTACTCCTTTACAGGATGTCCGTCTTTTAACGTACTTACTTTAATACAAGAATCTAGTAAATTTGGTTCTTCAAACTTTGTTGGTTTAAAGTCAAATTTAGGTTGAGGCGTGGAAGGTGCCGATCCTTTGTATCTCTCTAATAAGTATTCTCCGTATTTTTTGGGATCCAGATATTTGATGAAATTTGCCAAATTCTGACCCATACCACAATTGTGGCATTTGAAGAACATATCGTTTTTTACTCTATAAAGATATGCTCTTGCTTTAGT